TAAAAAAGGTAAAAAAATTGTTAGTTCAATTCAATTACCTCTTGGAAGAAAAAAGAAAATAGGTAGATAATGGCAAAATTAGCAAAAAGTTATGTGGCACACGAAAGAATGCCAAAAAGAACATCACAAGGTAATAGTAAAAGAGTAAAAATGAGTTCTATGAACAAATCTCGTAAAAGATCATTTAAAGTTTACAACTCACAAGGAAAATAAATGCCAGCAATATGTCGAAAGGGTGATAGTTTAAGTACAGGTCATATTTGTACCAGTACAACTACATTAGATACACCTGGACAATCGACAGTTAGAGCAAATGGTATATTGATCGCAAGAGTTGGTGATCCTACTGTTCCACATCCTAACCCACCCTCTCCTCCGTGTCCAAATCACGTGGCAAATGTTAATGTAGGTTCATCTACAGTTAGAGTTGCTGGCGCATTTATAGCGAGAATTGGTGATAGTACAGATAGTGGCGCTATGACAAGTGGTTCTTCAAATATCTTTGCAGGTTAGTGTATAAATATTAGTGTTATGGCAATATATGACGCTTCAAATACTAATAAAAGTAAAAAAACTGTAAGGTCTTTTTATAAAGATTTAGATTTAGACTTTACCAGAAATGTTGTTACAAATGATGTTGTAAAAATTGAAGATGTTAATGCTGTAAAAAGAAGTGTTAAAAATTTAATTCAAACTAATCATTATGAAAGACCATTCCATCCAGAATTAGGTTGTGGTATAAGAGAATTACTTTTTGAAAACTTTACACCACTTACTGGCATTTTTATAAGAAGAAAAGTAGAAGAAGTTATAACTAACTACGAACCAAGAGCAAGATTATCACAGGTTACAGTTAATGAACAACCTGATAGAAATGGAATTGAAGTTACTGTATATTTTTATGTAATGAATATACCTGAACCAGTTTCTGTGACGACACTATTACAAAGGATTAGATAACAATGGCATCAAATAAACTTTCAGTATCAGAATTAGATTTTGATAATATAAAAAGTAATCTAAAAACATTTTTACAAAATCAAGCAGAGTTTCAGGATTATGATTTTGAAGGATCTGGTTTTGCTGTTCTTTTAGATGTTCTTGCTTACAATACACACTATCTAGGTTTCAATGCAAATATGTTGGCAAATGAAATGTACCTTGATAGTGCTGACATACGAAAAAATATTGTGTCATTAGCAAAGATGTTAGGTTACACACCATCATCACCTAAATCACCATCAGCAGCAATTGATATATTAATTAATAATGGAACAGGCAATAGTGTAACTATGGCAAAAGGAACAACTTTTACAACTTCAGTAGATGGAACCTCCTATCAATATGTTACAAATACAGATCACACGATTACGCCATCCAACGGTGTTTATAGATTTTCAAGTATATCAATTTATGAAGGTACTTTAGTAACATTTAAATACACAGTAGATAGTTCTGATCCAGATCAAAGATTTATTATTCCAAGTGCAAACGCTGATACATCTACTTTAAAAGTTACAGTTCAAAATTCAGTGGCGGATACCACAACGGCAACCTATACTTTAGCAACAGGTTTAAAAAGTTTAGATGATACTTCAAAAGTTTACTTTTTACAAGAGGGCGAAGATGGTAAGTTTGAAGTATATTTTGGAGATGGTGTATTAGGAAATTCTTTAAGTGATGGAAATGTTGTTATATTAGAATATATTGTTACAAACAAAGCTGAATCAAATGGTGCTTCGTCTTTTACTTTATCAGGTAGTGTGGGGAACTTTACAGATGTTACTTTATCTACAGTTTCAAGTTCTCAAGGTGGCGCTGAAGCAGAAACAAAAGAATCTATTCGATACAATGCACCTTTACAATACACAGCACAAGATCGAGCAGTGACTTCTACAGATTATGAAACACTAGTCAAATCAATTTATCCAAACGCTTTGTCAGTAAGTGCATGGGGTGGTGAAGATGATGAAACTCCAATATACGGTGTTGTAAAGATTTCCATAAAAGCGGCTTCAGGTTCTACATTAACAAACACTACAAAACAAAATATTATAACTCAATTAGAACCATACAATATTGCATCAGTAAGACCAGAAATCATAGATCCTGAAACAACTTCTGTGTTACTTACTGTTAACGCAAAATATGATAAAAGAGTTACAAGTAAAACAGCAGAAACTTTAAAGTCAGATATTATATCTACAATAACAAATTTTAATTCAAACACTTTACAAAAGTTTGATGGTGTTTTTAGATATTCTAAACTAACAGGTTTAATTGATACCACTGATACAGCAATTTTATCTAATATTACAACAATTGATATGAGAAAAAGTTTTACTCCTACAATTGATACTTCTACTAGATATGATGTTTATTTTAGAAATGCTATTTACAATCCACACACAGGACATGAACCTATTTTATCATCAACAGGATTTAAAATAACTGGTAGCGATTTAGAAATGTTTTTAGATGATGATGGACAAGGAAATGTTAGAAGATATTATTTTGCTAGTGGAGTAAAAACAATTGCAAATACGGCTCAAGGAACTATTAATTATTCTACAGGACAAATAACAATTAATTCTTTAAATGTGAGTTCCATATCAAACATTCGAGGTGCAACATCCTCTGTTATAGAATTAACTGTTACTCCATCATCAAACGATATAGTTCCTGTTAGAAATCAGATCATAGAAATAGATATAGCAAATTCAAACATAACAGTTGAGGAAGATACTTTTGTAGGAGGATCTACTGAAGCAGGCGTTGGATATTCAACTACAACAAGTTACTCATAAGCCATGGCAAAATTTGATGATAAGTTATCAAATCTAATCAATAGTCAATTACCAGAATATGTAATTGAAGATCATCCTAAATTTTTAGAGTTTGTAAAGACATATTTTACTTTCATGGAATCTGCAGAGTTAAAGGTAACTTCTGTTCAAACTACTGATGGTATCTTACTAGAAAATGAAACAGGAATTACAAATAATTTAATTTTAGATGGAAGTCGTTTAGGTTCAGAAAGAACACAAATAGATTTAGGAGATAAATTATTATTAGAAGAATCTACTTTTGGAAAGTTTACAAATGGCGAAATAATCACTGGTTCAACATCAAATGCCACTGCAACTGTATTAGCAGAAAATTTAAATAGTGAACGTCTTTTTATATCTGCTCAAGACAAATTTATAATAGGTGAAACTATTACAGGAAATTCATCTAACGCTAGTGCAATCGTAAATGCATATCGACCAAATCCTGTTCAAAACATTCAACAGTTATTAAATTTTAGAGATCCTGACAATGTTATATCTGATTTCCTTACAAACTTTAGAGATGAATTTTTACAAACTATACCTGAAAATTTAGCCATTGGTATAAACAAAAGAAATTTAATAAAAAATATTAAAACTTTATATAAATTAAAGGGAACAAACAAAGGACACGAATTATTTTTTAGAATATTGTTTAACAAAGTTTCAGAAACAATTTATCCTAGAGAACAAATGTTACGTGTTTCTGACGGACAGTGGGATACTAAAAAAGTATTAAGAGCAATTGCTACAAGTGGTGATACATCAAAATTAGTTGGAAGAACAATAACAGATACAACAACCTCAGCAACAGCTGTTGTAGAAAATGTAACAAAATTTTTTATAGGTGCAAATGAAATATCAGAGTTTATTTTAAACACAGATACTATCACCGGATCTTTTTCTATTGGAGAACAAATTAGAGGAACAGAAACAAATGATGATGACTATTTTATAAAGGCAACAATTACTGGAATACCAGGAAGTAAAACTATAATAAATGATGGTAACTTATATAGCATTACAGATTTATTAACAGTTACTGGTGGTGGAGTAGGAGCAAACTTTTCTATTAATGATATAGGTTCTGGTGGTATCAATGATATTATAATTGATAGTTCAGGATCAAATTATGTAATAGGTGATGAATTAGTTTTTAATAATTTAGGAACATCAGGAAAAAATGCAAAAGGTTTTGTGTCAGTTGTTAATGGTGGTTTTATTCCTGAAGATTCCACATCATCTACAGATGATCATATTGTTTTAGAAGATGAAACAACATCAGGAGATACATACTTTGGTAACAAAATTATACAAGAAGATTATATTGATAATGGATCAGGAGGATCTACTAATAACTTAGGTGATATAACTGACATATTCATTTCTAATATAGGAGACGGATATAAATCTTTACCTACTATTTCAATAAGTTCTACAAATGGAACTGGTGCTAAAATTTTAGCAAATGGAACTGAAATTGGAAGAATACTAGGTATTAATACTGTTGAATTGGGTGCAGAATATCAAAACTCACCATCGCCACCTACAATCAATTTTAGAAACAATTTAATTTTAACATCTATCACAGGAGACTTCAGGATAAATGATACGGTCACAGGTTCATCTTCTGGTGTAACAGGAACAATTGTTAGTTTTAATGGTGATAGAAATTTTTTAAAATTAAAAGATGTTTCAGGAACATTTACTTTAGATGAAACAGTTACATCTACAAGTGGAGGATCAGCAACGCTTACAAGATTAGATGTTGCAAGTGCAAATGTTAGTGTTGTATCAGTAACAGATACAGATGGACAATTTTTAAATGAAGATGGATTTGTTTCACAATCCACAATGAGAATACAAGATAGTTTATATTACCAAGATTTTTCATATGTATTAAAAGTATCAGAAACTATTAACCAATGGAGAGATACTTTTAAAAAGACTATGCACGCTGCAGGTTTTTATTTTACAGGTCAAGTTGCTTTAGAAAATCGACTAAACTTAAAAATTAAATTTCCAGTTGAGGGTATTACATCTGGTTTACAAGATACTCCATTATTTACAGTATTAAATACATTGTTTAGCACATTATTTGGAAGAAGACTAGGTACAGAAAGTGATGGAACAACTTTGAGAGTAAGTGCAAACACACCAGCCGATGTTGACTTAAATCCTGATACTGTAGAACACTTTACACCAAATACAAGAGATGTAACTTTAAAAAGACAAAATGTTAATATAAACTATACTAGTCGAGTAAGAAGAACTATCAACAATGTAACTATAGCTCAAGGATTTGTTTATGCAGGTCCACGATTAGGTACAATAAATAGATTTGCAAACACAGCGTTTGGTACATCAAATACGGCGCCAGCAGGAGTAGGAAATAGTGGTATCACGTTACAAACGTTAAGTGATATAAAAATTACAGGAACTAGATCATCTTTAGATGGACAGGGAGCAATATTTTTAGCCACTTCAAATGAAG